GCAGTCGCAATGTCGTTAAACTCGTTGTCAAACTCTGTGCCTTTAATCACTTTACCAGCATCTCCAGAAGGTAAAGAGTCCTTAGCAGCAAAGTCAGTTGTCTTTGTATAATTGCTCATACTGTTCTACCTATAAGTGCTAATACGTTAATTTCTTGGAGAGATAAAGCAAAACCATCTATGTCTGCCTCAAGGCCAATGGTAATCACAGAGCCTCCACCTGTTGTGTTAATAGAGGGTCTACTGATTTCAGATCCTCCAGTAAATTCAGCTACAGTGTATTCTGAAGCTGCTTCGTTAAAATAGTACGGAATCTGATTACCAACAGAAAACTCCGTGCTATTAAAAGTTGTCTCAAAGTCGTAAGCCCACTTAAGAAATACTGTAGCAGTTGATGCACCTACAATAGTAGGCTTCAGCTTTTTAAGTATCTTTGTCTTAGAAGGATCACCAAAGGTTAATCCGGGGCTATAGTACCTAAAGCGGTACGTACCGTTTGTAATTGTTCCTGCATCGTTGTACTGATCTGAGTTACCTTCGTAAGTTCCTACGCCATCTGATGTTCCAATTAACAGTGTCCCATCGTTCTTTCTTTCGTATGACTCAAAAGGGGCAGAAGTCCAACGAGTAACTCTATAGGCGCCGTTCTCTAATCGACCCTTTAGATCAAAGCAGTAAGTCGTGTCCTTGTCTGGAAACGTAATTAAATAGAACGAGTTCTCAGGACTGTACACAGACGCCGTAGGAGCAGCCCGTGATTCAATCAGAGGCAACAACTCGCTCTTGATGTTTTTGCTCAGGTCTGACAAAGGCATAGACTTTTCTTGGATAGTTCTACCAAAGCTCCTAAGACCTGAGTGAGACATAAATAACACATCTGTACCTATGCCTTGTACAGAGTTTCTACAGATGCACCCAACGCCTGATACAGTATCAACTAAAGCCATGTTTGCAGGGCTAAAAGCGTTACCATAAACTAGGATGCTGTGCTTACCTAAAATAATTAAAGCGTTGTTGTGAGCAACCAGTGCCCGGATTTCGTCGTATCCATCAGGCCAAGCCTTAGATACATCTATAGAACCACTAGAACCACCAGTGAAGTCAGTACCAATCAATAGGTCTGACCAGTAGATAGTCTGTTTATCGCTTTCGGTGTCTACAATCCACAATCTACCATACGCAGCTATAGCTTCGTGACACTTGTACTTTGCGTCAGTAGCTGAACCATTTGCCACAGTAAACGTACGCAGTCCGTTAGTATCGTCGTACACCAGAGGATCATATCCACGCTGGAAGAAGTAAGCCTTATCGTTAAAGTTTACAATCTTCCAGTTGTCTGCAGTAATCGTGTAAGACGCAGGAGTAATATCTGTCAGGGTGTCATCAGGATCAGTAGTCTGCGTAGTCTTAAATATCTTGTTGTTACCTGCAACAAAGATTTCTTCGTTACCTGCGTTGTCATAAAAATGATGTAGTTTGTTAGCGTACGACGAACCAAGAGGTGTAGCTACTGAGGTCAATAGCTTTACCCCTTTACGTGCAGCAATACGCCCACGCTTGTCAATCACAGCGTTGTCAGCAACGTCTGCAAAAGAGAAGTCCTGTCCAATCGGAGAGTCTTCTGTGTTGACTCCTTTGAAACCCGGAGCAACTAGATTAATGCTTTGTAGTGGCTGTGCCATGCACTAGTCTCCTTAAGGAGTGTACCAAATAACTTCTTCAGGGTGCTTCTGTGCGTCCAGAGCAATCGCATCAGACAAGTACTTATCAGCAATACCAAAGTACTCAGGTGCTGATGTACCGCCTGTCTCGCCACGCTCACGAGCCAGCAGAGCAATCGCCATGTGGATCACGGGTTGACTTGGGATAATAAGCTGATCTGTGTCGTTAACCAGTTCCTTAGGACGTATAATATTTCCATCGGAATCAGTAATTTGTCCTCTGTTTACTACGTTAAACCGAAGATCAACACCCGCTGTATCAGGCTTTGGATACACTTCAATTTGAGTATCGCCGTTTGAGTTTACACCGTTGAACGTATAGTACTGAGGAGAACCAGACTGAGGCTCTTCTTTCATATACTTCTGGTCAAACCACAAAGGGGTCTGATACTGTAAATCCCAGTTGTCCGTATCGTTGTACGCGTTAAGAACTTTAAACTCGTTACCTGCTCCTGTCATAGCGTAGTTAAACACTCCTACAGAAGTTGTAACCGTAAGGGTAGTCCTAAGTGCTGACCAATCCCAAGCGTCCTCTACGAGTTTCTTAGCGTCATTAACAAAGTCACCAGCCATCTTGCTGTACGTGTTAGATGATACGCTAGTTACCTCGTCTTCTCTGAGGCGTCTCAGTACGTTGTTTACTAGATTTAAATATGTCACTGTTTTTGTCCTTAAACGTTAATGTACTTTGAGAACAAACCGCCTGTTACATCTGTTGGTGCTGCCATTTCGTATTCTTCAGATAGTCTTTCACCTAACCTAGAAAGCCCTTGCAGGAACGAAGAAAACTCTGGCTGGCTGCGGTAACTATCCGATTGTCTAACTTCTGTAGGAATAGCCATTTCACCACTACGTACTGCTTCACGTATTTCAGGAGACCAAGCAATAGAAGACCAGTAATCAGCACCTTCAATCTCTTGAACAGAAGGCGCAGACTGATACCATACGTCTCCTGTTAAAGGGTTGATACCAACGTGGTGACCTTTGTTGGTCATGTTAAAGAAGAACTGACCACCACCGTGCTTAGCTCCTTTGAGGGGCTTTAGAGCCTTTTGACCGTCAGCAGCATTAACAACGAGGTAATCACCAGCAGGCGTACTAACTACATCACCCAAATTCTTTTCTTCGTAGATGGTTCCTTCAGACCACTCTACATCTCGACCCCAAGGATCTTTATCACCGCCCGATCCAGTAATTCCACCAATAGTTTTACCTTGGTTGCCTCTGGCGTAATCAATACTGTCAATCCACTTTTGAGACTCAGACATTCCGGGTCCACCGTAAGACGTTGCTTGTCCCGTCCAAGCGTCCTCAAAGCCAAACTCTTGACCTTCTGGCAAAAGAGTCTCGTGGTAGTTACGCAAAGTTTCCATGTTTTCGCCTTGGTATCCTTCGCTAGATACTTCAGGAGGAGGAGCAGAAGGCATTGTTGCTTCAGGACCAGCAGGTACAGCAGGAGCAGGCTGCACAGGTGCCTCTGGTTGCGTAGGCGTAGTCATAAACTGTGTAGGCATTTGTTCTCGCTCAGGAGTGCCAAAACCAGCATCAAATTCACTAGGAAGAACAGGAGTCATAGTTTGTTGTAGCGGCTCATCAAACATACCACCAGCTTGATTAGCCATAGGAGGCTGTCTCATTCTTTGTGGTTGTTGCATTTGCTGTCTTGGCTCTTGTAAACGAGGAGCAGTAGGCGTTACTTGTGGCCTCTGAATTTGCTGTTGTGCAAACTCTTGAAGCTCTGGAGAAGCCTGAGTACGCTGTTGTCGCTCTTGAACCTTATTTAACTTCTCATTAAGGTTTTCAGAAAGCAAAGCATCTAGCTTAAGGTTCATTAAGTTCATCATTAGATCATTCCCTCAAACATGCTTTTCTTCATGTTTCGACTAAAGAATTTATCAAGCTCACCGTTTAGCTCTGCAACGTAGTCCTTTTGAGGCGTCTCAATAAGAGACACAGGTTGAACAGGCTGGTAACTTAAGCCTTCTCTAAAGGGCGTAAATTGACCTTTTCCGCCTGCGACAAAAACGCCGCCTCCCGGCAACTCTGGAGGTAAATCTGTAGTTAACTCTGGAGGTAACTCTGTAGTTAACTCTGGAGGTAACTCTGTAGTTAACTCTGGAGGTAACTCTGTAGTTAACTCTGGAGGTAACTCTGGAGGTTCCTCTCCCGGTAACTCGTCAGGCAACAAAGGGTCTTGAACAAACTCTTCATCAGTTACTGAGTCTGTTAACAAATCCGAATCATCGGGCAAACCACCTAAAATTCCCTGAAGAATAGCGTCCCCTAATGTTGTTTCTCCGTCAGGCATTATAACTTCTTCAGGGTCAATGTTTTGCTCAACTAGGTTGGCTCTTATTTCCTCATCAGACAAGCCAGCCTCGTAACCGTCCTGAATACCTTTTATAATTTGGTAGTACGGTATGTAGCTTGTCGTTCCGTCAGGTTCGTAAAGCTCATAAAAAGCCTGCGACCAATCAGGACCAGTAGAATATTTGTCATCTTCTCCAAATACCTGTCCGATAACTTCAGCATCACCGCGAGGATTGTCGCTAAATGTATAGGTTTCATCAACTGGCCCATAGATTATTACATCTTTTGCAGCATCTAGATTATTGGGGTCGTTTGGATCAAAGCCGTATTCGTTAATCCACTGCGTTCTGGCAGCTGAGTCAAGGCCATTATTTACAAAGTTGACAAACTTCTGTACACCGGGGACGTTGTCCTTAACCCCTTCCCAAGCCTTGCCCAGTATAGTTAACTCTTGCTCTGTATAGCCAGAAACAAAACCATCCACTGTTTGTCCGTTGGTTGTCGCTACGTATATATCGGCTGGGTCCATGCCCATTTCAATAATTTCAACGTCTGTGTAAGTTTTCCCGTCCGGGCCTATAAACACAGATGGCAGATACTCCGCTCCCCCCAAAAGGTTAGTAAGAAGGCGGGTGTCAACAGCATCCAAGCCGGGGATTAAACCGTCCTTTCCAACAAGGCCAGCAAGGTCGCTAACCCCGGTTCCTTCCATAGCCATTGCCGCTTTATAAAGAGCATCAGACGACAGCGGGGCAAGGTTTTGTTGCTCTCTTTCATACGCAATCTGCTCCATGCGAGAGCCTACATCAAACTGGGTCGCGTCGTTATACAGGTCTTTAAGGATGTTTACTATTCCACCCTGAAGACCAGCTAAGGCTGCATCCTCAAGGCTAAACCCTGTTCCCTGTAGTGCGCCAGATATAGCAGAATTACTAGCGCCAATAATTGCTCCAGAAAGAGCGCTATCTGGGACGAGATCTAAGGCATTAGAAATAAGCCCACCGGGGCTAACACCAGCCATAATTCCACTAGCAAGCGCGGATCTTGCATCAACAGACCCAGTAAGCGCGGCCTGCGTTAGTGCGTTAGAAGTAGCCGCAGCAGCCCCTTTGCCTAAAGCGCCACCCAAGCCCGCACCTGTCAGACCTGCAGCACTAAACGCCCCTGCTGTTACTCCAGTTAACATGGCCCCTAAGATAAGGGCGTTCGTGTTAACGCTGTCATCAATTTTTACAGTCTTGACAAAAGACGTACCGTTCCACTCAAACTTGTCGCCATCGCTATTGTACCGAATAAAGTCTTCACCCGTGTACTTAGAGTACAGGCTGTTTAAAACTTCGGCCTGATCCGCGTATGCGCCAGTAGATAACTCAACGCCCTTGCCTATAATAGACTCTTCAAAGGCGCGATCATCCATGTCGCTTTCAAACTCAGACATCATGCCTTGGTCTACGAGAGCAACTCCCGTATCCCACCAATCTGCCTTTAGCTCTCCAGAGTTAATAAGGTCTTGGCGCTCATCCATATATGCCAAGTAATTGTCAAAAGATCCAAACGCCTTTCTCAGCTGTCCGTTATCTTCAGCGTTAAACAGTTCTTTTAGTTCTGCCTCGGTTACCTGTTTAGAAAAGTTGTTCCAGTACAGATTATGTTCATCGCCTTTTTCACGCTGATTCGTATAATCGTATAAACGCTCGTCAGCCATCTACTTTTTCCCCTTAAGGGCCAACAACTTGTCAGCACCACGAATACCAAAGGACGCAGATACTGCCATGAATAACAAGTACTGATACCAATCAGGAAGTCTGTCGAGTTCCGTGAAGGCAAGACCAATGCGATCTATAATCTCTAGGTCATTCATGCCAAT